CTACCACGGCTGCGCGCAGTGTTTCAAATACCGCTGTAACTGCTAGTGATAAAGATATGATATATAAATTGATAACTAACGGAATTATAAAAGTGAAAAAGAACGCTGATACAACTGGCAAGTTAGAGTTTCTAACACCATATAAATCGCAAGCTGCCGAAGATAAGGTAAAGTCTGCAACAGGTTTAATATCTGAGACTTTAGAACATATTGGTGGTGCTGCGGGTGGTTTAAAGAACTTGCCTGTAATTGGTGATGTCTTTAAGCCCGTTGAGTGGATTGCAAATTCGGCCTCAAGAGTTTCAGCACTCATGGGACTATCAAAACCCACATCGGTTGAGACACAAAGCAAATTCCAAAATGTACCTGCTTTTGGTTTTACCAATTCCGATGGGTTAGATCAGTCCGTGATGTTGGCCTGTAAACCTGACAATCAAATTCAAATGCGAGGAGATTTATTCGGCTCGAAAGTTGATGAGATGGACATAAATTATGTTGCTGCACATTCGTGCTGGTTTCAGACCTTTAATTGGCGGTCGTCAACAGATCCTCTCGTTTCTCCTTTGCTCAATGAAATTGCTGTGCATCCTGGCATTTGTCCGTTTTCTGATACGAACTATGAGCCGACGTTATTATCGTTCGTTTCGGCTCCGTTCCGATATTGGCGTGGTGGTTTAACCTATAAAATACAAGCTGCTAAAACATCGTTCCATTCAGGAAGATTGCGTATTGCTTACGTACCGTCTGGAGTGTTAGCACAAGGCTACAACCTTGACACTTGTTATTCATGGGTTATGGATCTACGTACATCGGATCAAATAGAGTTCACGATACCATATATTTCTAATACACAGTATAAAGAGCTTCTTTTAGCCCCGATAAATGGTGTTCCACATACTAGTGCCACAACTGGAATATTGGTAACAGAAGTCCTTAACGCTCTACGAGCTCCTGAAACAGTTGAGCAAAGTATTGAGATAAATATGTGGATTTCAGGTGCCTCTGATTACCAGTTGGCTATTCCAGATTTCGATCGTTATAGAATTGGTAATGGTACTACCAAGTCGGTAAAGCAACGCCAAGAAATGACAGCAGTAAAGTCTCGCATTTTAGAGATTGATGAAATACCGAAAGAAGCCCCAGAGTTAATTCCTACTCCGAGAACTAGACCACGCAGTCGCCGTGGCGCTCCGGACGAAGATTACGACTTCAGTTCAGGATATGAATCCCAAGTATTGGGTGCTTTCCAAGATCAAGGCTTCAATGATTTTTCAGACGCTGCACAAATGTTTGGCATGAAAACAACTGATCAGCTAACTCCCAAAACTTTGACAATAGGTGAAGATATTCAGAATATCAGATCATTAATTAAACGATTTGGAATACGCGCCGAAGGAGTTGTTAACGCAAGATATGCAAATTTTTACGTGAACAACGGCTTCTTTGGTGAATCAGAAGATGAAGATGTTGTAGCATTAGATTACTACTCATGGATGTATCGCTTTTATCGCGGAGGACAAAGATATAAATTCTTCGTAGAACCGGCAATAATACCAACAGGTGCCTTAGCACACGCTAGTGTTGATACTACAACAATTGTACCAGTAACGATGACAGACACGCCTTTTGTGTTTGCCTCAGGAGTTTACAATGCAAATGGTGTACCACAACCTGGTGAACTGGAAGTTGATAATGACGTTCCTCCAAAAAGATATTATCGTGGTACAAATTTCACAACATGCCACTTTCCACGCCTCAATCCCATTATAGAAGTAACTGTCCCTTACTATGCTAACACGCCAATCTTACCGATTATGGCACCAGATGGCATAGCTCTTGCTGACATTAAGTATAATGCAGTGGGCGTGGGATATCAAGGACAGATTATCGAAGATTACGTGTGGGATGCTGCAGATTTAGTATCCTTGCCAAATGAAGGTAATCGTGCCAACATCAAATACTCCACCGCAGCTGCCGATGATTTTTCATTCGGTTGGCTTGTGGGACCTCCTACACTTAAATTAAATGAAGGATAGACCTTATAATAAGGATAAACATCATAAATGTTTGTTTTTAAGACTTATTTTAGATTAGATTAGTCACCTAATTAGTATAGTAATTCGCGT